TTGGGTCCGATAGTGATAGATTAGATGGATTAAATGTTCATGGAGCTTCTCTTGATGAAATACACGCATGGAAAGACAAAAACCTTTACGATGTTATCAAAGATGGTACATCAGCAAGAGAACAGCCACTAATATTTATGATCACAACCGCTGGTACTGTCAGAGAACAGGTTTACGATCTTAAATACGATGAAGCTGAAATGATTATTAACGGATATGATGATCCGGAAGGGTATAAAGACGAAAGATTTTTACCAATTATTTATGAGTTAGATAAAAGATCCGAATGGACTGATAGAAAGAACTGGAGAAAAGCCAATCCGGGTCTTGGGACTATCAAGAAAACAGATAACTTAGAAACTAAAGTTCATAAAGCGCAAAATAATCCTTTATTAGTCAAAAACTTACTAACTAAAGATTTTAATATTAGAGAAACATCTTCTGAAGCATGGTTAAACTTTGAAGAATTAAATAATACAGCAAACTTTGATGTTGAGGGATTGAATCCTCGCTATGGCATCGGAGGGACTGACTTATCCAGCACTACTGACTTAACTGCAAGTAGTGTTCTTTTTATGCTTCCAGATGATCCAACAATATATTGTTTATCTATGTATTGGTTGCCAGAAGATTTATTAGAGCAGCGTTCCAGAGAAGATAAAATACCTTATGGCCAATGGGTTGATCAAGGGTATATGAGAACAACTCCAGGCAATAAAGTGCATCCTAAATTTGTTACTCAGTGGTATTTAGAAGTTCAAAATGAATTAGATATTTATATTCCCTGGATTGGGTACGATAGCTGGTCCGCTAATTACTGGGTTGAGGAAATGCAAGGTCATTTCGGTAAAGAAGCAATGATTCCAGTTATCCAGGGCAAAAAAACATTATCAGGTCCGATGAAACAATTAGGGGCCGATTTAAAAGCCCATAAAATTAATTATGACAACAATCCAATAACTAAATGGTGTTTAAGTAATACATCTGTTGATATAGACAAAAATCTTAATATACAACCAGCAAAGCAGCGAAACCAAAGAAAAAGAATAGATGGTACAGCCGCTATGCTTAATGCTTATGTAATACTTCAAGACAAAATGCAGGATTATGAAAACATGATTTAGGGAGGTGATTATTTGGGATTATTCAGTAAGATAAAAAATGCTTTTAGTAATAAAAGCCCAACTAAGACAGGAATAAAACTAATAACTCAAAGAGGCAATGGTTTTTATGCTTGGAATGGCGAATTATTTGAGTCTGACATTATACGGTCCTGCATAAGGCCAAAAGCTAAAGCGGTAGGTAAATTAAATGCTAAGCATATAAGAAAAACTAATGATGGTCTAAAAGAAAACCCAGATGTTTATATGAGGTTTCTGCTTGAAGAACCAAACCCTTATATGACAGGTCAATTACTGCAGGAAAAAGTTACTAATCAATTGCAACTCAATAACAACGCTTTTATTTTAATTGTTAGAGATGATTTTGGTTATCCAGTTGAATTATATCCGGTTCCAGCGACTGGGGTAGAAGTTCTTTATGAGCAAGACGAGATGATGCTCAGGTTTACTCTTAAGAATGCTAAATTCCTGACAGTTCCTTATAAAGATGTTATTCATTTGAGGCAAGATTTTAATGAAAATGATATTTTTGGAGCGCCGCCTAAACATGCCATTGAGCAATTAATGGAAGTAGCAAACACAACTGATCAGGGAATTATCAAAGCAATTAAAAACGGAGCAATTATAAGATGGCTGCTTAAATTTAAATCTAAAATTAGGCCAGAAGATAAAGAAACAGAGCTCAAAAGTTTTGTTGATAATTATTTGTCAATTGAAAACGAAATAGGCGCTGCGGCAACAGACCCTTCCTATGATGCTGAACAGGTAGAACCAAACGATTATGTTCCTAATGCAGCGCAAATGGATAGAACAACCGTCAGAGTGTATAACTTTTTCGGGACTAATGAAAAGATTATTCAGTCAAAATATAACGAAGATGAATGGAATGCTTATTATGAAGCAGAAGTTGAACCTCTTGCTAAGCAAATGAGTCAAGAATTTACAAGGAAGTTGTTTAGCAGAAAAGAAAGAGGTTTTGGTAACAAAATTATCTTTGAAGCAAGCAGTTTACAGTATGCTTCAATGAAAACAAAGCTTAATCTACTGAATATGGTTGATAGAGGTGCCTTAACTCCTAATGAGTGGCGTGAAATTATGAATCTCGGCCCAATTGAAGGCGGAGATAAAGCAATCAGAAGGTTAGATACAGCAGAAGTTGAGGGAGGTGAATTTGTAGAAGATGAAGATACCGATTAAAGGAATAATTGTAGCAAATGATGAGAAATGGATTTATGAATTGTTTGGCTATGAAGTCACAACTCCCAAAGATGTAGATCAGCTGCTTAATGAAGTTGATAATGAAGATTTAGAAGTTTTAATTAATAGCCCTGGGGGTGATGTTTATTCAGGGTCTGAAATCTACACAATTTTAAAAGATCATGCAAATAATGTAGATGTAAAAATTGTCGGTGTAGCAGCAAGTGCAGCAAGTGTTGTTGCAATGGCCGGTGATAGTGTAAAAATATCTCCTACAGCTCAAATAATGATACATAATGTATCGAGTGGAGCTCAAGGTGATTACAGAGAGATGGAGCACCAGGCAGAAGTTTTAAAAAACTACAACAAGTCAATTGCTAATGCTTATCGGCTCAAAACAAATCTTTCAGAAGAAGAATTGCTTGATTTGATGAATAGCGAAAAATGGTTAAATGCTCAGGAGGCTAAATCAAAAGGATTTGTTGACGAGATAATGTTTGACGAAGGAAATAAATTAGCTGCTAGTTTTAATACTAACGATGAAGTTATGTTACCACCTAAAGTAGTGAATAAGCTGAGAGATTTACTCAAAGATAAAGACTTAGAAGAAGAAACCGAAGAACAGGCTGATAATAAAGACAAAAGCATTTATAAAGCTAAATTAAATTTATTAAAACTCAAAAGGAGTGGTGTTTAATGTTAACTAAAGAAGTTTATATTGAAAAAAGAAATAATCTTTTGGTGGAAGCAGAAGAAATGTTAAACAATGATGATGTTGAAGGTTATGAAGCAAAAGAAAAAGAAATAAAAGCACTTGATGAAAAATTCGAGAAAGTAGCAAAAGCTCAGGCTAATATAAGTGCTTTAAAAGACAAATCTCCAGTAAAAAGCAATTTCATCAATGACAAAAAAATTGATGAAAATAAAAACACTGGCGAAGAAAATATATTTAATACTGTTGAATATCGAAAAGCATTTATGAATTATGTTCAAACAGGGGAATCAATTCCTAGTAAATTCCAATCTGAAATTCAAAAAATGACTAACGCAGACGAATTTACTCATACCACTGATGCAGATGCTGTAATTCCTTCTACAATTCTTGAAGAAATGATTGAAGAAATGGAAGAATACGGGCAAATATTTGAGCTTGTAAGAAAAACTAATATCCGTGGAGGTATGGAAGTTCCAATTTCTTCTTTAAAACCAGTTGCAAGTTGGATAGGAGAAGATACTCCCTCTGATAGGCAAAAAGTCAGCGCTGATGATAAAGTTTCATTCAATTATTATGGCCTTGAATGTAGAGTTTCAATTGGTATAGTGGCTAGCGCTGTAACTCTTGACATGTTTGAAAATAGATTTGCCGAAGCAATTGGAGAAGCTATGATTAAAGCCGTAGAAAAATCTATTATTGCTGGAGATGGATCTGGTAAACCACTTGGCATCACTAAAGATAGTAGAGTTCCTGCAGAAAATATTATTGAACTTTCATCTACCGACTTTGCTGAATGGGAAGGTTGGAAGAAGAAAGTGTTTGCTAAAATTCCTCTTGCTTACCGTGCTGGTGGAGCATTTATTATGGCCTCCGGCACATTTGAAGGTTATATTGATGGCATGACTGATGCTAATGGACAGCCTATAGGGAGAACTAATTATGGAATAGTAAACGGTCCTCAAGAAAGATTCGGTGGACGAAATGTTATATTAGTCGAAGACGATGTTGTTGCTCCTTATGAATCAGCATCTAATGGAGATGTTGTTGCGGTCTTCTGCAAACTATCTGATTACTGCGTAAATTCAAACATGCAGATGACTATGTATCGTTGGACAGATCATGATAATAACGAAAAAGTAAACAAAGCATTATTAATTGCTGATGGAAAAATTCTTGATCCTAACGGAGTAATCATTGTCAAGAAAGCTGCATAAATAAAATAAATTAGAAGGCTGGCAAATGCTGGCCTTCTTTTAATTAAGGAGGTTAAATTATATGAATAGATATAAGTATAACTTAGGCCAATTATTAACTACTGATGTAAATTCTTTAGGAGTAGAGAGGGGTTTTGTTGCTCATTATGATTTAGGCCCAGTTGAAGCCCAAGACATTGCAGGCGTTTTAGGAACTACCGCATTAACTGCTGAAACTCAAACAATTACAGAAGGAATCACTGACCCTGATGTTCCCAGAAACTTAAAAATTAAAGCAAATGCAGCAAGTGTTGCTGGCGATATTGTAGTTAATGGAACAGACATTGATGATAATGCAATTAGCGAAACTATTTCGCTTAATGGGGATACAGAAGTTCAGGGGAATAAAGCTTTTAAAACAGTTACAAGCATTGAATTGCCTGTTGAAACAAATGCCGGCGCTGATGAGATTCAAGTAGGTGTAGCAAATAAGTTAGGATTACCTTACAAACTTGAAAGAAATACAGTTTTAAAAGCTTATCGCGGCAACACTCTTGAAGGTACTGCCCCGACTGTTACTGTT